GACTTCATGTCCGAGTGCACGATTGAATCAGAGTTTGGGTCCTTCCTGCGGACAAATGGCCAACTCATGGGTGACCGCCCCTCCTTCCCCCTCCTGTGCCTCACGAACCTCACCGGTGTATTTCTTGGCCTTGGCAAGAAAAGAACCACTGAGCTCATCAGGACCCGGCTCCTTCAGATCAACGGCGATGACATTGCATTCCGTTCGACCCCCAGGGAGTATCGCCGCTGGAAAACCAGACTGGGCCTAGCCGGTCTCGTCCTCGAAGAAACAAAGACCCTAATCCATAGGGCAGTGCTCACTCTCAACAGCACCTTCTTCTTGGCTCGCAAGACCCGTAGACCCCGTCTAGTCTGGTTTTTCCGCGCTGCTTCGGTCCTCATTGACGTGCCCCGCAAACGTCGTGAACATCTCGCCTCCTGGAGGGCGGACTGTACCGCCTCTTTTGTTGACTCCCTCCGCGCCAACTTTCACCCGTTTCCTTGTCCCGGCTCCCAGCGAGCAACGTTCCACGTGCTCCGTGCACGTCAACGCGCTTTGAGTCGGGCGGCCAAGGATACATTTCGCTCTGACCTCCTAGGGCCTGCTCGATCACTCCCGCCACCATGGCGTAAACTGGTACGCTCATTTAATGACGAATTCTTCCTGCGAACCCGACCCCCCACAGCCCCTCGACACCCCAACGCCCCCGAGGTCACCACCACGACTGAGAAGCCCCGTACTAGCGCCCAGCGCGACATACACCGGTCTCTCACCCAGTGTGTGACCTTCTCCCGTCTTCTCCCAGAGAAGCACGTCGGCTGCCTTATCCCCGCCGCCACCACGATTCCTGCCGCGTTTGTTGACCTCAAGAAGGCCCATTCCAAGTACGGCCCCATCAAGGGAATCGTCTCTTCCTCCCCCCGTTCCGGCGTTGGCTGGCAACGCAAAGACCGATTCATCAGTGGCCTTGCCCCGGTGTACCTCGATCCCGTCGTCCCAGCACTCCCTGTCGCTCCCTCATCTCGTGAGGTGTTCCCCTGCGTCCCCCACTCATTTGGCCAACTCTGGTCTGATGAGTGGGTCGATGACGACTTCCCAGAAGTCTTCGAACAGGACTTAGAGGACCCAGTCCTCTACACCTCCCTCCCTCTCCTGCTACGGCCCATCCCCCTGGCTCCTATCAACTTCGTCCCTGCACGGCACAACCCACTGGGTGCCGCGAGAAGCGAGCCCTCGTAAAACCACCACTCCCCACGACCTCACTCTGCATCACGCCCCCACTCCCAGAGTGATAGGGATGATCTCCTTGACGTAGTAACGGCGAGGTTGGATTGGTA